ACCGCCGCTACAAAAGACAATACCAAAGAGCAAAAGGGGAAAAAGGGTAAAGGCGGTGGGGGCGATAAAGACAAAAAACTCAAAGAGCCAAAACAAAAAACCCCAGAAGAACTTGCCAAAATGCGAGAGCAGATAGAACTTCGCTTCATGGACAGGTACACCAAAGCAAAGCATGAACTCAAAAAGCTCTTAGAAGAGATTCATGGGGCAGGATTTGATGAAAAAACAGCAACAAAGTGGAAGCAACTTGCCAAATACCAATTTGATGAGAGCCAAATCTACCACAAAAAATCAACCGACTTTCAATTAAATGCTTATCGTTTAAACGCTGCTGAACGGTTGAAAATTGAAAAGGAGTTGGCAGAGCATAAGATTAACCTAGATACCCAGTTATCCCAACAAGAAAAAGCCATCCATTATCAGGCGATAGAAGATAAATACGCCTTTGATGTTCAGCAGTATCAGATGGCACAACAAAAAAAGGTGGCTGAATTTGACAAGGCATTTGAGCAGTTAAAAAACACAGGCTACATGGCACAATATAACGATATCATGAACCAAAAACGTCTGTCGCCCAATGAGTACGCACAGTATCAGCTTGACAAAACTCATCAGGACAACAAAAACGATGAGCTGGCACGTTATCATGATGTGCAAAAAGCCATCAATGATAAGGATGAGACAGGCAATTTTGTCATCGATGATTTTAATGAGCGTAGCAGGCTATTACAAGAAGCCAAACGCACACATGAAGAGCAAATGTACGCCATAACAGCCTTATACACCCAAAAAACCGAGCAACTTGAAGAAGAACGCCTTAGCAAAACCTTGCAGGCTTATGGTACAACATTTGGGGCACTGGCAGGTCTCATCAAAGACCATGCAGGTGAGCAGTCCAAAGCCTACCGTGCCATGTTCGCTGTATCAAAAGCCTATGCCCTGGCAGATGTGGGCGTTAAAATGGGTAAGGCGGTTGCTGATGCTTGGGCAGACCCATCAGCGACAACCATTTGGCAGAAACTTGCCAATGTCGCCAAAGTGTCTTTGGAACAGGGGCATGTGTTAAGCATGATTAATGCCATCAGTCCCAAAGGGTTTGCCACAGGGGGCTACACAGGCAACATGGGGGTAAATCAGGTGGCAGGGGTGGTACATGGTCAAGAATATGTACTAAATGCCAAAGCCACAAAGCGTATCGGCGTTGGCAATCTTGAACGGCTAAACCGTGGTGATGGCATTGGCGGTCATGTCAATAATATTAATGTCCATGTAACCGTAAACTCTGACGGTAGTAATGTCCAAGCCGATACCCAAATGGGCAAAACCATGGGCGAAGCCATGGTAAAAATCGCTCGGCAAGTCGTGATACAAGAGAGCAAACAAAACGGACACCTTGACAGGCTATACCGCAGATAAGCAAAAACCCAACTGGTGCAAACAGTTGGGTTTTTTATTACCCCTTTAAACAGCACTTAAAGAGATAATTTATGGGTGATTTTATCACATTTTTAACCTATATTGAAAGTGAGAAATTAAATTTGAGAGAAAAGACAATGAAAACTTTTAATTGGGACATATCGGCAGACAGCAGTGAGAGCATCAGCCATAATACAACCATAACCGCCTTTGGTGATGGCTATGAGCAGGCGGTAAGTTTTGGCATTAACAACAGCCGTAAATCATGGCAATGTAGCAAGACTGACACAAAGGCGGTGATTGATGAGATTTACCGCTTTTTAATTGACACAAAAGGTGTTGAGCCTTTTAACTTTAAGCCTTTAACCGATGAACCAAGTATCAAAGTCCGCCTAGATGGTGAGATATCACGCCAAAAGATGGGGGGCGATGCTTGGCAAATTGGGTTTACTTTAAAGCAGGTTTTTTAACCCAAACCGCCCATCATCTGATGAGCGGTTTTTTAACTCGCCGACATTAATGTCGTCGACATACCCACAGCCCTTGTAAATCAAAGGCTTTTTTAGGAGCAAAAAAAATGAGCGAACCAACCCTAACCGAAGTATCACGCACCGAAGCGACGGTATTACAGAGCTTTATCGGACAGGTGGATTACTGGAAAAACCAACACGGCGACAAAGCCAGTACCATTGAGATTACCTATTATCCTGATGATGATGGCTTTGAAGTTAGTAACAATGAGCCTAACAACGGTGTGCTAAAACGCAATCGCACCACGGTGTTTCGTGCTGACCTGTTGGCATGGGCTTCAAATCAGTTACGCCAATTACAAGGCTATGACAACAGCCAAACGGTAACCGAGTTTAGCTTGTCTTATAAAAATGACCGCTATGGAGTGCGTGCTGCCCTTGCCAGTGAAGCTAAAACCACAGACAAGGCAGATGATGCAAAAGCACCAAATGAAGCATAACACAATCAAAGATAAGAAAATTTACTTTCCTTATCTTTTTATTTTGGAGGGCTTATGCCATTAAACAGTGATTTTCAAAAACCTACGGTAGATGGGCTAATTACGCTCTTTGAGCTTGATGCAAGTAAACTGGGTGCTGGTATTTTACGCTTTCACGGTCATAATCACGAGCGTAATGATGGCGTGATTACTTTTCGTGGCAAAGCGTACAACCCCCAAGCTCTGTCTGTTACAGGGCTTGAAATGCGTTCAGATGGCAGAGCAAGCACCCCAACCCTAACCCTTGCTAATAACATTGCAGGGGTACAAGGGGCGGTATCTGCCTACTGTTTGCAGTTTAACGACTTTGCAGGGGCAAAACTTACCGTCATTACCACCCTTGCCAAATACCTAGATGCGGTTAATTTTGACAATGGTAACCCCACCGCTTCTGATGAATGTAAAGAGCAAATTTGGTTTGTGGAACAAAAAACATCAGAAAATGCCCAGCAAGTTACCTTTGAATTATCCAACCCTATTGATTTGGAAGGCTTAAAAATCCCAGTCAGAGAGATTACCAATTACTGCCACTGGGCGGTTGTGGGTAAGTACCGTGGCGAAGAATGTGGCTATACAGGGGCGACAATGTTTGATGAACACGACAACCCTACCGACAACCCCATCATGGACAAATGCGGTGGGCGTATGAAATCATGCGTGTGCAGATTTGGGCGAAATAAACCTTTGCCGTTTGGTGGTTGCCCAGCCAGCAGTCTAATTGGCTCATAGCAAGGAGTAAAAATGCGACTTACTAAACAATTAAAAGCCGACATCATCTCCCACGCCTTTGACTGCTACCCTGCCGAGTGCTGTGGGCTAATTGTGGATAAAAAGTACATACCTTGCACCAACACCGCCCATGACAATGAGCAATTTATCCTTTGCCCCAAAGATTTTGCAAAAGCGGAAAGCATAGGCGAGATACAAGCCATCGTCCATAGCCACCCTGATGGCGGTGTGTTGCCGTCTGATTTGGATAAATTACAAATTGAGCTTCATGGCATGCCGTGGGTCATCGTGGCGGTATCCAAGCAAGACTATGGCGATGAGCCGTCATTTGGCGTATATGAACCGTGTGGGTACAAACCGCCCTTGTTAGGGCGAAGTTACATTCATGGCGTGCAGGATTGTTATAGCTTGGTGCGTGATTATTACAGCCGTGAACTTGGCATTGATTTGCCTGATTTTGACCGCAGTGATGCTTGGTGGGAGCATGAGAACCATGAACCACTTTATGAAAATAACTTCACCAAAGCAGGCTTTATCAAGGTGCAAGACAAAAACGACTTACAAAAGCACGATGTGATTTTATGCCGTGTTGGGCGTACCCATCATGTTAATCATGCCTTGATTTGGCTTGGCGATGATGGAGTGTTAAAAAGCGAAACCACGCCTGATTGTGTGGGTAATGCCCTAATCTTGCACCACCCCTACGGACGGCAGTCCGTGCGTGAGATTTATGGCAAAGGGTGGGCAGATAGGACAGTGCTTGTAGTGCGTCATCAGTCAATGCAGGAGTAATCATGAAAACCATCATTTTACACGGCATTTTAGCCAAAAAGTTCGGTAAAACTTTTAAGTTATCTGTCAATTCCACCAAAGAAGCCATGCGTGCGTTATGCGTACAGTTGGCAGGCTTTGAAGCGTTTATGATGAACGCTCATAGGCAGGGGTTACGCTTTGCTGTGTTTCATGATAAGCACAATGTGGGCGAAAATGAGCTTGACATGAACCACACCGCCAAGATTATCCGTGTTGTGCCAGTTGTAGAAGGCTCAAAAAAGAGCGGACTACTACAAACCATTTTGGGGGCGGTCATGGTCGTGGCAGGGGTTGTGGTTACGGGCATGACCTTTGGGGGTGCTGGTGCTGTTGGTGCAGGATTGATAGGAGCAGGCATTGGCCTCATGGTAGGTGGTATCGCCCAAATGCTCATGCCAAAGGTGGACACCCAAGATAACAACCAAGACGGCAACAAAGCCAACAAAGGCTTTGGCGGTGCGGTTACGACTGTGGCACAAGGCAATCCTGTACCAATTTTATACGGCGAGCGAGAGATTGGCGGATTTATCATGTCAGCCAGCCAATTACCAGAAGACATGTTATAAAAAATAAGGATAAAAAAATGACCATTCACGGCTCAAAAAAAGGCAGTAGCAAACCACGTCAGCCCATCATCGCCCCAGACTCTGCTCAATCCAAAACTTACATCAAGATACTCTACGGCTTGGGTGAGGGTGAGATTGCAGGGCTTGCCAACGGCTATAAATCGGTGTACTTAGACGATACGCCCCTACAAAACGATGATGGCGAGTTTAATTTTACGGGTGTCAAAGTGGATTTTCGCACAGGCACAAATGACCAAGAGTACATTGATGGCTTTGCTGATGTGGCAAGTGAAACCAATGTGGGCGTGGAGCTAAAACACGGCACACCCTTTGTTAAAGCCTTTAACAATCTTGACCTTGATGCTCTGCGTGTGCGTATAAAATGGGGAGCGTTGCGTTCGCAAAATGCTGATAATGGCGATGTGGGTGGCGTAAAGATTGATTACGCCATCGATGTCAAAACCGACAACGGTGGCTGGGTGCAAGCATTAACAACCGCCATCAATGCCAAAACATCAAACGCTTATGAGAGAAGCCACCGCATTGATTTACCCAAAGCTGGGACAGGCTGGGCGGTGCGTGTTCGCCGTATCACGCCAAACAGTACATCTGAGCTTGTCAGTGATAAAATGTACATCTCTGCCATCACTGAGGTGATTGATTTAAAACTTCGCTACCCAAATACTGCCCTTTTGGGTTTACGCTACGATGCCGAGCAGTTTAGCAATGTCGCCAAAATGGCGGCCCGTTGTCGTGGTCTTATTATCAAAGTGCCAACCAATTATAACCCCATCACTCGCACCTATGATGGGCTATGGGATGGGCAATTTAAAATGGCGTACACTAATAACCCTGCGTGGGTCTATTATGACCTATGCACCGCCGAACGCTATGGTCTGGGTTCTCGCCTGACCCAAAGCATGATTGATAAATGGAGCTTGTACCGCTTAGCCCAGTATTGTGACCAGATGGTAGATGATGGCATGGGTGGACAAGAGCCTCGTTTTACCGTGAATGTCTACATTCAGTCAGCAGAGGGTGCGTTTGAGCTGTTATCTAGACTTGCTGGCGTATTTCGTGCGATTAGCTATTGGGACGGCACAAGCATTGTGCTAGATGCTGATATTCCCCAAGACAGCATTTACAGTTTTAGTCGTGCCAATGTCATTGATGGTGTGTTTGAATACACAGGCACACGAGCAAGAGACCGCCACACCGTCGCCAAAGTTGCGTGGGATAATCCTGCCAATCATTTTAAGACCGAATATGAATATGTCAGAGATGAAAAAGCCATTGCCAAGTTTGGTGTGCGTGTGGCGGACATACAAGCGTGGGGCTGTACGTCCAAAGGACAAGCACAAAGAGCAGGATTGTGGGCGTTAAAGTCTGAACAGCTTGAAACAAGAATGGTAACATTCAAAGTCGGGCTTGATGGCTATATCCCTGCCCCTGCCAAAGTGATTGAGATTAGCGATGAGCTGTTTGCAGGGCGTGCCACGGGCGGTCGTGTGCTTGGTATCAATGATAAAAAAACCATCATCACCCTTGACCGTGCCATCACAGCCAAAGCAGGCGACACGCTTGTCATCAATGGCGATGATGGCACAAGCCAAAGACGGCAAATCCGCTCGGTCAGTGGCGATAAAATCACGGTAACAAAAGCCTTTGGCGACATCAGCGAGCAAAATGTGTGGGTGCTAGACAGTCAGGATTTAGCCACGATGAGGTTTCGTGTGCTGTCAGTAACCGCTGATGACAATCACCAATTTACCATCACTGCCGTACAATACAGCCCTGCCAAATATGATGCCATTGATACAGGGGCGTACACCCCCGAGCGTCCGATTAGCGTCATCAATCCAACTGTGCAAGCCCCCACAAAGTCGGTCAATCTGTCAAGCTATCACACGATCAATCAAGGCGTGAGCATTACCACCCTTGTCATTGGTTGGGAGCAGGTAACAGGTGCGGTCAAATATGCCGTACAGTGGCGTAAAGACAACGGCAACTGGCAAAGCCTGCCACCCACAGGCACAAACAGCATTGAAATCACAGGTGTGTACGCAGGGCAATATGAAGCTCGTGTAACGGCGATTTCTGCCTTTGGGCAAGCAAGCCTAGCCACACATTCAAATCTGACGCAGATACAAGGCAAACAAGGCAAACCGCCACGCCCCGTAAACCTTAGCGTGCAAGGCATTTTGTTTGGCATGAATTTGGGGTGGAATTTTGCCCGTGGTTCTGATGACACCAATTACACTGAGATAGAGGTTAGCCCTGATGGACGCACGCACATCACAACGCTTGGTACTTTTGCCTACCCAACCAATAAGCATGAAATCACAGGCTTACAAGGCAATTTGACCCAGTTTTATCGTGCTAGAATTGTGGACAGACTGGGCAATACATCAGACTGGACAGATTGGGTGTCTGGCACGACATCAGCAGATGCTGATAAAGTGCTTGACATATTATCAGGGCAGATTAGCCAAAGCCATCTTGACCAATCACTGCGTACGCCGATTGCCAAAATCGGTACAATTGAGAGCAAGATTAGCGGTATTAACAGCAAGATACCAGCTATTGAAAGCAATATTAATAGCTTTAAGAGTAAAATCCCAAGCATTAATAAGATACCAACCATTGAAAGTGCGGTAAATTCAGTCAATGGCAATCTTAGCACGCTAAACAGCCAGCTTGCCACCGCTCAAAACGAGCTAAGCACCGCCAAAAGCACGCTACAAACCGCCGTGAGCAACATCGCTACCGAACGAAACCGTATCACATCGGCAATCCGTGATATTACTGCATTGCAATCTGCCAATAATGCCAAAACCCAAGAAATCGCTAATCTTACGCAAACGGTGAATGGCCATACCACGCAGGTGCGAGAGCTTGGTGTAACCACAGGCGAGCTATCACAAAAATACAGCCAGCTTAAAACGACAAGCGACACGGCAAACAGTGAAATCAGTGCCATTAAGCAAACCCAAAATGGGCAGGCGATGAGCGTTGAACGGCTTAATGCAAGATTTGAACATGCCAATCTTTTTAAGGCAAGCAATGCCACAAACGGACACTTTTTGGATGAAAAAAACCGTGGACAACTGACCGCTTGGGATTCTCATCGTGCCAGTGATTTTATTAGCGTCAAAACAAATACCGTGTATGAAATCAAAGCGTATAATGGTGATTTTAGCAATTTGCGTGTAATTTGGCTTGATGAGAATAAAACATTCATCAAAGGCAAAATCATCGCAAGAAATGGCGATTATGCGACATTTAACAGCGAAAACGCCAGTTTTGTACGCATATCAAGTTATTGGAGACGCACCGAGAAAGATGTGTGGGTCATGCAGGTGGCTGGGCTTGCCAGTGATGCAATGGCAGAGATTGAAACCTTAAACCGAACCATGACCGATGCCAATGGTGCTTTATCAGAACGTATTGACAGCTTACAATCTGACTATAACGGCAATAAAGCGAGTGTACAAAGTAGCATTAACACGCTAACAGACACTAACCGCACCCAAGCCGAACGCATTGACCGCTTGGATAGTGAGATATATTCACCTAATTTGTTACGAGATGGCGACACTCCACAAACATCAAGCAATTGGAATATTGATTTCCCCATTACTGAGAGCTTGCAAGCAGGCAGACGAGTATATATCAGCTTAAACGGTGCAAGCGGTCTAACATCTGTTGCTGTATATAATTCAAGCGTATCAGGTGCGGCGAAAATTGGCGATTTGACAAATGAAAATGGCGTTTGGCGTGGCGAGTTTGACTGGGTGAGTTTTGGCGATAATAATGAATTACGGTTTTATCGTGAACCTCGTTCATCTGCTCAAACGGTTACCGCAAGCTTGACAACAACCAACGGCTCAAAGATTGCAAATCTTGAACGAACGCTAAC